TTGGTTTACGTGGAATAACGTTGTTTAGCCTGCCTGTCCGGTCTGTGAAGATGGGACGGGCGAACATGGGCGTAGACGCTGGCTGCGTTTCCTTATTGTGGATAAGTGTACAATATGCACTGTAAGGACTTGTTGATTTATGAAGCTTCAATCGGCAAGTTAATCATGATTGCTGGCACTGCCCAATTATGGTTTGGAGGGTTCGATTCCCCTACGCTCCTCATGAATGTGAGCCACACATAAATGGCATGGGTTTTAAATAATGGTTGTGCCCCGGAGAATACGCTCCGGGGCTTTTAATTGGCAAAGATTATGAGAATAGACAAAATTAAGACAGTAGGTCAGCTTAGAAAGGTCATTGAAAATCTTTCTGACGATTACGAGATAGAAATGCGTATCAGACGGAAATTGTCGGATGAAGACATAATCGAGTTGCATAAAAAGTACGGTAAGATATATCCTTATCCATACGAAACAAGTTATTCAGAACTTGAATTTGATGATGTAGGTGTGTCTGATAAAGTATTATGCTTGGGAGTTGAACTAAAAGACGAATGATATGCCGTACTACATAAAAAGAAAAAAGGCAAAGAAGAAAGACAAGCCTTTGCCACTGTTTGACAAAGCTGGTATAACAGTAAAGAAGAAGCCGGATTTGAAGGCAAAACTTGATAAAGAGTTTTCCCTTTTCATCCGGCTTCGTGATTGTATGCCTAATGGGGTTTTTCGATGTATCAGTTGCGGGCAAATAAAGCCCTTTGAACAAGCTGATTGTGGCCACTATTTCAGTCGTACACATTTGGCGACCCGTTTTGATGAAAACAATTGTCATGCCGAATGCCGACACTGCAATAGATTCAAAGCCGACCATTTAGAAGGGTATCGGGTGAATCTGATTGATAAAATCGGACAACAGAAATTCGCTTTACTAAAAGTGAAAGCTGCTGGTACTACTAAAATGACTGATTTTGAGTACGAACAATTAATCAAGTATTACAAAACACTGAACAAGAAGTTACGAAAGGAGAAAGGTGTATGAGTTATATTTTGCGTGATTATCAACAACAAGCTTCTGATTCAGCCGTCACCTTCTTCAATAACAAGGCGAAGAAAACAAATGCTATCATGGTATTGCCTACAGGAAGCGGCAAATTAATTATCTTTTTGTTTGTCTTTTTTATTTTTCTCAAAAATTTCAGCAATGACTTTCTGAACATTTTTTGTGGATGAATAATTTTGGTATATTTGGTATGCTGAAAGTAATATGGTGATAATTAATGCAATAATTGATAAATTAAAGCTGATTTCTGATTTGTTAAGATATTTGTTTACTAGCTGGTTTTTACTATCTAATTCATCTGTAATTCTTATAATGTCTGATTGAATCCTTGCATAATTAGAATCAGTTTTTAGTCTTATATTTTCAAAACTATATTTCTGACTCATTTCTAATTTGTCAAATGGGTTTGTTTCTTCATTTTCTTTAATTATCGTTTTTAGATTGCATAAATACAAAGAATCAGTTTTGAAATTACTATTTGTATAATAATCAGATAGTATGTCTTGCAGAACGAAAGATAAAGAAGTGTTTTCTGTGTAATTTTTAGCAGTAAACTCATCCTTATTAGAAAAAAATGGCTTTTTTTCCAATAATCTAGCATCGTATATGTGTTTGATATTATTAATGCTTGCACCATTTTTTACAGCTTGTATAATTAATTTCTTTGAATTGTCTTTATTGAAATATTTTTCATCTGTAGGTTCGACTATAACAATAATTGCAAGAGCGATAGCAGATAGTAATGCTGTAAGAATAGATATATACGAGAAAATATTGGTGAACGTACTTCTTTTAGAGTTTTCTTCTATCATTGACTTTATGGCCATATCTAAGAATTCAGAATCGAATGACATAGTTTAATAGTAATTTTTTAATGATATATTTTATGTGTTTTGGATTGGGGCGTTGTGAAACGCTCTCTTTCTTTTATTCTTTGATTTTGAGTTCAAGGAGGGTACCACAATTAGGACATATAAGAGAATTTCCCGTTTGTTGTACTTCATTTGGTGATGCGAAAAGTTGCCACATAGGTACATTTAGGGCATTAGCAATTTTTTCAAGAGTTTCTTGTGATGGATTACCTGCTAGTGTTTTTACTACAGAAATTCTTGTAACACCTAATTTGTCAGCCAATTCTTGTTGGGTTATACCTTTCTCTTTTAAAATTTCTTTTATTCTGTTCATAATCATGTATTTTAATTGTTGCAAATATACTCTTTTATAATAATGTGTATAGCTATGCTTATACTAATTAGTGTTAAATGAATAATTACATATATTCTTTTTCTTTGAAATGAATAATTAAGATTATACATTTGCATCATCAAAGTACAACAGAGTAGTAATAACACATAAAATATAAGAGTATGAGCACAAAATTTAGAAGTCAGATGAAAGAGGTTATGCAAATGGCATGGTCGTTCGTTCGCAAGAACGGTTATTCAATGAGCGATGCGTTGAAATGCGCATGGGCTAATTTGAAGCTGAAAGCGGCTTTGAAAGTGAAGATAGTAGAGTTCTACTTCAAAAAGACCGATGGTACGTTACGTCAAGCCTTTGGCACTCTCAAAGAGAATCTAATCGGTGAGATAAAGGGTACAGGCAGAAAGCCGAATGATAATCTGCAAGTGTACTGGGACACTGAAAAAGAAGAGTATAGATGTTTCAAGAAGTGCAACCTTATAAAGATAGCGTAATTATGAGAAAAGACCCTTATGGCAATTATATAACTTGCTTAACAGGTAAGCAGTTCTGCCAATTAAGACGTATATCTGAAAAGATGCAACCATATCTACCATTTACAGAAGTGGCATTTCTTGAGCTGGTAAAAATAGCTTCTGCAATAATATTTAATAAAGGGTTTAACAACTCTGATTTATCGGTACGAAACGGATTGGTGCGTTTTAAAAACAAATTCTACATGAATGGCTTAAAGATAAATACACATTGTTTGACAGATGAACAATACGAATATTTATGGCAATTTGATACGCCACGTATGGACGATTTCATGACAAAGTATAAACCAATAGAACGTGATATTTTTGTAATGACATTCAGAGCTTGTAAACGCTATATGATTACAGGCATGACTAAAGAATCAGAAGATACGCTAATTGAAAGGCTTATTTCAATATCAAATCTTATGAGATAACACGATTATCCAAAGGCAGTCTTTGCACGACTTTAAAGGCTGCCTTTATTATTCACTCTTAAATGAAATAAGTATGGACGAAATTTGGAAAGACATTGAAGGGTATGAAGGATTGTACCAAGTATCGAATTTAGGTAGGGTAAAGTCTTTAGAAAGATATAGAAAAGGTAAACGTGGGGCATTAACATTTTGCAGAGAAAGAATACTGATAGATAGAGTTGGCAAAAATGGGTATTCTCAAATCTGCCTTTGTAAAAACAACATAAAGAAACTACTTCTCGTACACCGTCTGGTTGCGAAAGCTCACGTGCCAAATGACAGTAGTTTGCCATGTGTTGACCATATAAATGGTATTCGTACCGATAACAAAGCAATTAACTTGCGATGGTGTACAACAAAAGAAAATTTGAATTTTGATTTGGCACGTAAAAACATATCGCAATCAAATAGGGCAAGCGAAAAATGTAAAAAACATATAAAGTCATTACATAAGTCTTGTTGTAAAGAAATAGTAATAGTGTTTTCTGATGGCTCTATAAAAGAGTACAAATCGGCAAAGGCTGCCGAAAAAGATGGGTTTAATCATTCGCTTATAGCCGCTTGTTGTAGAGGCAAGCAAAAAACAACACGTGGTTGTAAGTGCTATTATAAAACTGATTATTATGGCAATAATACTTAGGGATTATCAAAAGGCTGCCTCTGATAAAGCGGTAGCCTTTTTCAAAGACAAGAATAAGAAAAGTAACGGTGTTATGGTACTGCCAACAGGGGCGGGTAAATCAATAGTAATTGCGGATATAGCACATAGACTAAATGACTATGTGCTTATTTTTTGTCCATCACGTGAAATTGTCGAACAGAACTTCAAGAAACTTTGTTCTTACGGGATTCTCGATTGTAGCATTTATTCCGCCTCCTTCAATTCAAAAGAGATAAGCCGGATAACATTCGCAACCATCGGTAGCGTGAAAAGCCATCCGGAACTTTTTGCCCACTTCAAGAATATTATCGTGGACGAGTGTCACCTTGTGAATCCGATAGAGGGAATGTACAAGGATTTCTTCGATGCTGTGAAGTGCAAGGTTCTTGGATTAACGGCAACGCCATATCGTTTGAGTTCCAGCCGTGACTTCGGCTCTATGCTAAAATTCATAACCCGGACAAAGCCCCATGTGTTTTCAGAGGTCATTTATCATGTACAGGTATCGACCTTGCTTGATATGGGCTATCTCTCAAAGGTGAACTACTATCCGATGAATCCTACCGGATGGAACGAACTCAATTTGAAGATAAACACTACCGGAGCCGACTATACCGATAAGTCAGTCCAAAAGGAATATGAACGGATAGACTTTTATAGTTACATCGTTCATATCGTCCAAAGGCTGATGAATCCGAAAGCAGGAGGCAAGAGGAAGGGTATTTTGGTATTTACCCGGTTTTTGAAAGAAGCGGAACGATTGACGATGTCCATACCCGGATGTGTCATTGTTTCCGGTGATACTCCAAAGAAGGAACGTGAAAGAATACTCGAAATGTTCAAGGTCGGGGAAATACCTGTAGTAGCCAATGTTGGTGTACTTACTACCGGCTTTGATTACCCAGAACTTGACACAGTTGTTATGGCCAGACCTACCATGTCGCTTGCGATGTATTACCAGATTGTAGGCCGTTGCATCCGTCCATACAAAGGAAAGACGGCGTGGTTTGTGGATTTATGCGGTAACATCAACCGTTTCGGTGAAGTTTCCGATTTGCATTTGAAAGATACTGGAAATGGCAAGTGGGCGGTATTCTCGAAAGGACGACAATTGACAAATGTAAGATTTTAGGATATGGCAAGGAAAAGTGACCGTCCGGTTATCAGACCGGACACCTGTTCGAAATGTTGTCACGGGACACCGGTTCCGGTAATGAAAGGCAATCCCAAAGTGGTTTATTGCAATTTTTTCAACAAACGTTTTGTTGCGGATAGCAAACGAAATTGTGATTATGCGATTTGATTATGGAATATTACATACCTATTAGCAGGCGACTATTTGAGCACCAATTGTGGTGCGAAGAGCGCATATATTCGAGGTTTGAAGCATGGCTTGATTTGATTCAGAGCGCACGATTTGAAGACACGAAACAACTTATCGGCAATAGGTTTATAGAGGTTAAGAGGGGCCAGATTCTTGCTTCATTGCGGTTTTTAGCTGGTCGTTGGCAGTGGTCTACAAAGAAGGTAAATTCATTCTTGGATCTACTGATACAGGACAAAATGATAATAAAGGAAACACCAAAGGAAACAGGACAAACCGTTATAACTATCTGTAATTACGATAAATACAATTCGCAAATCATACAAGAGGAAACGGAAAAGAAACAGCAAGGAAACACTAAGGAAACACCTCGGAAACAGCAAGGAAACAAAGTTAATAAAGATAAGAAAGAAAATAATATAGGAGATTCTGACGAATCTCTTGTATGTGGGACTTCGCAGCCCCACGCCGAACATATCGATTACTCCGAACTTGTCAAATTCTTCAATGAAGAAACAAAAGGTGTATTTGGTACGGTCAGGACTCCGCTTTCTGATAGCCGTAAAGGGATGATTAACGCACGTATAAAATCTTATGGCAAAAAGACGTTTGCCGACATGATTCATAGGGCATACCAAAGCGATTTCTTGAAAGGGCAGAACAAAAAAGGCTGGACAGCATCTTTCGATTGGCTTATCAAACCAACGAATTTTGAGAAAGTAATATCAGGTAATTATGACAACAAGAATAGCAGAAACTATCCGGCAATTCCAAACGGGGCAAAATCACGAGAGGAACAAACAGACCGTGAAATCCTCGAATATGCCGCAAAAGCTTTCGGAAAGGACACGGTTAGTAGTAAATAGATACGGGGACGGTGAAAGTTTCGCTAAAAAGTTCAATCCTTCATTACAGGTTGTATGTGCTCAAAATGTGGAACGTTCGTTCAAGGGGAATGCGCCTTCATTGGCTTTGCTCGGAGAAACCTATCCAGATGAACAGGTGAATACTTGGATAATTGCTCAACTGATGGACTTGTACAAGTTTGCCGGTGTAAAAGAGAAGCCTACATTCCAACAGGTTTTGGAGCTTTCCGTGATGATACGTGTGGAATACTATTACCTGAAAGCTTCCGAATTGTTGCTTTTTTTCTTCAAGTTGAAAGCTGGCGAATATGGCACCTTTTACGGTGTTGTGGATCCTATGGTGATCATGTCTGCTCTAATTGAGTTCAAAGCATACAGAAAAAGGCAACTGGAGAAATACGACCGGGAAGAACAGGAAAGACAACGAGAAAAAAGATACGAGAAGCAAGACAAGAACTCCGTACCATTTCCGGATCATTTGGAGTTTCTGAAAAAGATTATGGAATCAGAATAATCAAGCTAAGAAAATGAAAACAGTAGAAAAGTTAAGAATAGCACCTATTGGCACCATTGTAAACTTCGCAGATCGGACACTGATAATAAAGCGTTTCCAAGCTATCGTAAAGGGTAAAATGGTAATTTGTCGCGGATGCGTTTTCCGTAGCAAGGGTGGTGCGAATAGTTGCAAGTATATGACGGCTTGTTTTGCCAAATATAGGCCGGATAGTGAGAGTGTGGTGTTTGAGGAGGTGGATACAAAATTGAAATAATTAAAATTATCATGGAATATATAGAATTTCTAAGAAATAAGATGGCTATCAGCCATCAAACAGGATTTGAAATTAATTCGGAAGAAATTACCCCGACATTATACCCTCATGTAAAAGATACTGTTCGTTGGGCGGTTGCCGGTGGAACTTCTACCGGCGTGAACACAGCGCGTCTTCATGGCGAACAGTGCGCAGAAGTCATTGCGTGTGTCAATCACGATGCGAATGCCATTGCGTCACACGCTGCAAATCATCCGGACGCGCTTCACTTCACAGAAGACATCAGAACGCTTGAACTGTCACCACTTGTGCATCATCTTCAGAAGTGTCGCACGAAGAACCCTGACGCACTTGTTGTGCTATGGGCATCGCTTGAATGTACGAACTTCAGCCGTGCAAAAGGCGGTCAGCCACGTGACGCAGACAGCCGGACACTTGCAGAACATCTTTTCAGATACATCGAAGCAATAGACCCCGATTATATTCAAATCGAGAATGTCGAAGAATTTATGTCGTGGGGTGAACTTGATGAAAACGGAAAGCCGGTGTCAAAAGACCGTGGCAAGTCATATATCAAGTGGGTGAACAACGTGAAGAAATACGGCTACAACTTCACGCATCGCATACTGAACGCAGCAGACTTCGGCGCATACACATCGCGCAAACGCTTCTTCGGCATCTTTGCGAAGAATGGTCTGCCGGTTGTGTTCCCGAAACAGACACATTGCAAGACAGGTGCAGCAAGTTTGTTCGGCACAATGCCGAAGTGGAAGCCAGTGCGTGAAGTTCTTGACTTTGAAGATGAAGGCAAATCAATCTTCAACCGAAAGAAACCGCTTGCAGAAAAAACGCTTGAACGCATATATGCCGGACTGATTAAGTTTGTCGCAGGTGGCAAAGATGCCTTTATGGTGAAATACAATTCGATGAACCAACGCGGAAAGTATGTGCCGCCGTCACTTGATGAACCCTGCCCCACTATCGCGACACAACAGCGTCTTGCACTTGCATCAGTGTCTTTTCTGTCAAAGCAATTCAGCGGTCAGCCTGACAGCAAGAACGTGTCTGTCGAAGAACCGGCAGGAACAATAACGACTATTGACCACCACGCATTTGTGAAAGCGCAATTTATTGTAAACTATCGCTTCAATAATACAGGTCATTCTATTGAAGACCCAGCACAAACGATATGCACGGTAGGTCAAATTGGTGTTGCATCTTGCAGTTTCATCGCAAATGAGTATTCGGGCGGTGGTCAGCTTTCAAGCATCGAACAGCCCAACCCGGCTGTGCTGACGAACCCGAAGCAGAAACTTGTCACCGTGAAGCAGCACTACTTGATGAACCCACAATTTGCGTCAAATGGCGGTTCTGTCGATAAACCGTGTTTCACGCTCATCGCAAGAATGGATAAAATGCCGCCATATCTTGTCACGACTGAAACCGGCGAAGTCGCTATTGAAGTCTATGAAACAGACAGTCCTATGACTGTCAAAATCAAAGAATTTATGGCACTTTACAACATCATAGACATCACTATGCGTATGCTGAAGATTGATGAACTGAAGCTGATAATGGGTTTCCCGAAAGACTACGAACTTATTGGCACACAGGCAGACCAAAAGAAATTCATCGGCAACGCAGTTGAAGTGACTATTGCCAGGAAGTGGTGCGAAGCACTATGTGAAGAAATATACAATCGTAAAATCAAACAATTAGCATAATTATGAACCGGAAAATCAAATTCAGAGGGCGTATAACTAAATCAACCGAATGGGTTTATGGGTCTCTTATTGTTTATCCTGATGGGGAATACAACATACTTTCTCAACGAAAAGAAAATTCATCTAAGATGGATGATTGGTGCGTTGATAAACAAACCGTTGGCCAGTTCACGGGCTTGTATGACAAAAATGGACAAGAAGTATATGAGGGGGATATTGTTAAAAGAAAAATTATAAAAAGTGATTTCTATCCTGAACAATATATGCCTCACATAAAGGAACAACATGAGACAAAAAGATGGGTTGAATCTCAAACGGGAGTTATAAAAATGTGTCCAGAAATACGCTTTGGGGAGGAGTTTATAACTCGGATGCCTAAGCAAAAAGATATAGATAATGGTATTATTGATAATTTTGATTATGAAGTCGTTGGTAACATATACGACAACCCAGAACTACTGAAAGGAGGCACGAAATGATTAAGGCTTTAATATGGGCGATAATATCGCTTTTGATGCTATTTGTCATGACATCTGGAATATCTATTCAGCTCAAACCATTTCGTATAGACATTACTTATCCATATTTCGGATTAGGAATTGTATTGACCGCCATAGGGCTTACCCTGTGTATCGGATCAGCGTACTACTATGGAATCTCAAATAACCAATACAAAGATGGCTATAAGAAAGGATTTCATGCCGGCGTTGAATATGTTATAGAATTTGCAAAACAAAAAAAGAATGAAGAATGAGCATAAATAAAGTAATCCTTCTCGGTTATACCGGCAAGGATCCTGAAGTGAAAGATGTTGCCGGGACAAAGGTCGCCAATCTATCGCTTGCTACCACGGAGAAGGGCTATACCCTTCAAAACGGGATCCAGGTTCCAGACCGCACGGAATGGCATAGTCTTATCTTTTGGAAAGGTCTGGCCGAGGTCGTAGAAAAGTATGTCAGGAAGGGTTCTCAAATCTATATCGAGGGCAAGATCAAGACCCGGCAGTATGAGGATAGAACGGGATCAAAGCGGTATGTGACAGAAATATTTGTTGATAAGCTGGAGTTATTGGGAAGTAGACTTGCCCAGCAAGAAGCCAGTCTACAATCGAAACTCTATCAACCTGAACAATCAAGAGAAGATCTTCCATTCTAAAAAATACAAGAGGCAACGCCCCGAACCACCAGTAACGTTACCTCCCCACACGATTATTTAGTACAAAAATACTATTTACTTCTAAATAATTGTGCCATGTTTTCAGAAATTGCGGAAATAAAATCAATTAGAGAGCAGAAATCAAAGTTATCGGAAAGGGAAAAAGAGCTGACAGAACCTATATTGACGGACCTTGATATGATAGGAATGTTATATCGGTGGTTCCAAGAGATTATTTCTCAAAAGGAGATATTTAGGTCAGGGAATGTTACCCAACGAAAGAAATTCATTTTTATCATCTTGTTTTTGTATTCTCCGAGTACCCTTGCCGGAGGAAAGATGAAAAATGGCCTTCGAGATAAGCTGGCGGAGGTTTTAGGTGTAAATGCCCAGACAACCATATCCAATAACCGTAATAACTTGGTTTTCTCTTACCAGCTGTACAAGTATTTCCGGCAAGATGTGGATTGGATATATGGGGAGATGATGGAAAGGATAAAGCCGGAGAAGTAGGCCGGCTTCGTTAATTGTTAAAAGTAACAAATATGTTACTGTTTTCTTTGTGGTTACTTTTGTGGTTGTAACAAAAACGTTATATTTGTGGCGTCAATTAAAAAGTTCTTTGATTTTATGAAGTATTCAGAGTTTTACAAATTGATTGAATCAGCAGGCTGGACAATCAAAAAGGGGACGAACCATTACAAATATGTTCATCCCGACTTTGACTACTTTATCCCTGTCGGTAGGCATCCGGCAAAAGAGATTCCAAACGGTACTCTTGATAGTATGATGAAAAAGGCGGGGTTAAAGAAGTAAAAGGACTGCACCCACTTCGGTGGGTGCTTTAATTGACGAAATTAAAAATGACACGATTATGAAGAAGATTAAGGCGATTATCGAAAAGGCGAATGATGGAGGTATTTCTATTTATTCGGAAGACGTGAACGGCGCGTATGGTTTCGGTCTTACGGAGCAGGAAGCCAAAGATGATTTCCTGTCTGTACTGGAAGAACAGGCTGAATATTACAAAGAGAAACATGGTGAGTTTCCTGTGTGGTATAAGTCTGGCTATTCTGTTTCGTATATTTATGATTTGAGTGGATTCTTCGAGGCATTCCCTTTCATAAATGCCAGTAAGTTCGCAAAGGAAATTGGATTGAACGAGTCCGTTATGCGAAAATACAAAGGAAAGATCGTTACAGCTTCCGAAAAGCAAAAGGCTATAATCCAAAAGGGGTATAATAATATCCTCAAAAGAATGGAAGCTGTCAGATTCTGATATTCCAGCCGGGAGGCTCCAATATAAAATCAAAGATTAATTGACAAGAGAGGGCGCATCGTTTGGGTGCGCCTTTATTGCTTTTAATGAGGTTATCAATGAGTAAGCCAGTTTAGTGCTCCAGCTCTATTTACCATTTGGGAAATTTCTTCTGTAAAATCTTATCAGAGTATTTATATACTTCATTTGCAATTCTATAATACTCAGGTTCTTCAATCCTTCGATTACATTCACTGTCTTTCTTAAGATTATCGAAGTCTTTATGCAATTCTATAATCTTTTTTGCATTTTTATCCGTCTTGTATCTTTCCTCAAATTGTACAAGATATTCGATAAGATTAGATATGTCTTTAAAAGCAGAACCACAACCATGTAATGAATAGTCTATATCTTCTTTTTTTAGAGCGTATTGTGCTTTTATTAGAAGTCTAAATAACTGCTTGTCTATATTGTTTGCAATATCAGACTTCATTTTAGCTTTTTCTTTTCTATAACTCCAGTGAGTATCTGCAATATTTTCTATAGTCCTTTTTAAATATGGGGAAACAAAGACTCCGAAAACAAAGCTAATTATTATATATATTATTTCTAATGTTTCCATATTACTCTTTATTTATAGTATTCTTTCCCTCGTATATTTTTATGTTCTGGCATACGTGGTTCTCCATCGAAATGTATTTTACCTCCGCAGTGAGGGCAGGTGATAGTATTGGCATCATCTTTCACTTCTTCCGGTGATGCAAAGAGTTGCCACATAGGAACGTCCAAAGCTTCTGCTACTTTTTCAAGCGTTGGGTAGGATGGGCTTTTTAATATGGCGTATAAGTTCTGCCTTGTAGTATTCATTTTTTCGGCAAAAGATGTCATATTATACCCTTTTTCTTTAATAAGTAATTCTATCCTATTCATGCTATTATGTTTTTTTGCAAAGATACGTTTATTATAATAGTGTCAAATATATCATTTACAAAATAAAGTTAAAGGAAAGGATATTATTTCTTATTTTGTTTGCAGTGTCAAATATATCATTTACATTTGCATCATCAAACAAGAAGTAATAACAATTAAAAGATATATGATTATGGCAACATCAGTAATTAAACAGAGAACAATAGAAAAGTTCATCATGTCAGAGTTTGCGCAGGGCAATCTGAATACACAAGAGCAAGTAGCCTGTATGCTTATCTTGGTTCAGAAGAAGTTGAATATGTCAGTAGAACAGGCTGGTGACTTCGTAAGAAAGGCAATAGGTATTAACGCTTAAATACATACGATTATGAAAGCAGATTTAGTTTTAGTTATCAGCCCAGAAACATCACTGATGAAACAATTGGGCAAAGTATTAGGCAAGTTATGTTCTATGTGTGATTTTTCTACCATAGAAAGAGGCGAAAAGTATGTCACGATACAACATGATGAAACCGGGCTTGTAGTGGCTTATACGAGTGAAGAACGGTTGAATGTGAAACATTAAATAAGATTGATTATGAACTCAATAAACGAAAACGGTTGCAGCGTATGCCAGCCCGGTAAAGAGAATTATACTACCTACAACACCAAGTTGCGAGGTAAGAGAGTGAGAATGTACCAGTACGATTACCGTACTGAAAGTGGTGAACTGTTTTCTTGCTGTGCGCCTACTTTAGAGGCGTGCAGAGAAAAACGGGATAAATGGCTTAGTTTACGACAATAAATCGATTGTCATAAATAACGATTGAAGATGTTTCTGTGTTTTTGGTTATGGTTGTACCTTAGTGGCGCTATCGCGGGTTAGAGCAGTGGTCAGCTCGTCACTTTGACTTGGTGAAGGTCAGCGGTTCGAATCCGTTACCCGCAACTACTTAGTTATTCAATTAAAAATGGCACGATTATGAATATTTTAACACTCTCGATTAAACAGAAGTATTTCGATGAAATCTTAGCAGGCAAGAAAACTCACGAATACCGTGAAATCAGACCAACTAACGCTAAGAAGTATATCACTTACCTCTGTGGTGGCAAAGAATATCCGGCTGATGCAGAACTACCTGAAGAAGGAGAGGCTGAATTAAAGCCTATCAAGTATGATGCCATCAAGCTTCTGACAGGTGCATATACGGGCAAGCGTCCTTATATCATTGTAGAGGTAAAGAACGCAGAAGCAGTAATTCTCACAGATGAAAACGGTAATGATATTGTTTACGAATATCAAGGCGAAGAATATCTTGCCGCACAAATGGATTATACTTTGGGTAAGATATTAGAGAAACATATAGATTGATTTGTTTAACTTTTAAAATTAGAAAGCAGAGTCGCAAGAAGAATTAACAGAGTAGCCGGGCCTCGCAGAAATATGAACGGTGCCGGGGCTGGTGGTAGATTGGTTGCCAGACGTGGCGGTGAAGCTGGTACATCACAGTTGGGGTCACGCAGACAGCGTTATAGTGACCTTCGTACTTCATTTGGTTTAAGTGGTGGTTAGCTATGAGCAAGGTAGAACAAGCGAACCGGTATATAGACCTCATTCGGGTAAAATCGAATGAGGCTTTACTGTTTTTATCACTTGGTAAGGATTCGCTTGTTCTGCTTGATTTAGTCTATCCAAAGTTTGACCGGATTGTTTGCGTGTTCATGTACTTTGTCAAGAATTTGGAGCATATTAACCGTTGGATAAACTGGACTAAAGCCAAGTATCCGAAGATAGAGTTTGTTCAAGTACCACATTGGAACCTTACTTATATTCTCCGTGGCGGTATGTATTGTGTGCCAAATCCGAAAGTAAAGCTATTGAAGTTGGCAGATGTGGTAAAGGCTATGCAGCTTACTCATGGAGTTTATTATACATTCTTGGGCATGAAAAAAGCTGATGGTATGAATCGTAGGCTTATGTTGAAAGGGTATGAGGTAAACGGTTACGAGAATAACGGTATGGTTTATCCTTTGGCTGATTGGACACAAAAGGATATTCTTGCTTATATGAGGCAGCACAATTTACCCGAACCAGTTCGATATTCATTGAAAGCCAGTTCGGGAGTAGGTTTCAATCTTGATTGTATGCTTTGGATGGAGAAGAATTACCCGCAAGATTTACAGAGAATTTACAGAGTTTTCCCGATGGCTGAAAGAGCGCTTTGGGAGTATCATAATCAACAAAATTAATAAGGAGAATTGCTGAGTCAGAAAAAGAAAGACAAGAGAACAGATATATGCTCAGGCAGAAAGATTGAGCGAAGCTAACTGGAGAAGAAAAAATACATGGAGTAGCAGTGCCGCAAGCAGGCGTGCAAAACAATCTCGTGATAATCTTATAGCAAGAGCCGAAAGGAATACTCTTCGGCAGAGAGGTTTCGGTCTAAGTAATGGCTAATATGGAATTATCAAAATACATAAAGAGTGAATCGGTGGAACTTAATCGTTCTGCCATTCACTTTGCGGATTATAATCCCCGAAAACTATCTGATGAATCACGTAAGACACTGAAACGTGGCATCAAGAAATTCGGATTGGTAGGTGGAATAGTTGTGAATAAGCGTACCGGGCTTACCGTAGTTAGCGGACATCAACGTTTGTCTGTCATGGATGAATTGCAGAAGTTCCCCGATAATGACTACCGTATTCGTGTCGATGTCATAGACGTGGACGAGCAGCAGGAAAAGGAGTTAAACATTCTAATGAACAACCCTAATGCACAAGGTACATGGGATTTTGACGCTCTTGCCCGTATTGTTCCTGATATTGACTGGAAAGATGCAGGTCTGACCGATGCAGACTTGAATATGATTGGTGTCGACTATCTTTTGCAGACCGAAGAGGAAAACTCTATTGCGGATGCTTTGTCTGATATGATGGTCCCAGTTTCCGAACAGAAAGAAGCCGATAAAGCCGCCAAGCAGTTGGAACGTGCCGAAAAGGTTGCCCACATGAAAGAGGTCAAGCATCAGGTGAAAGAAAACGCACAGAAGCAAGTCGAGAACATGGATGCCTATGTGATGTTGTCCTTTGATACCTATGAAGCTAAAGCCGCTTTCTGCGAAAGGTTCGGGTATGATCCGGATATGAAGTTCATAAAGGGAGAAGTATTTGATGAACAAGTAGAAAGAATAGATTAATTATTGGGAGGAAAGCTGAGTTAGAAAGAAAACATATAGCCAGTTATATCAGCAGTCCAGACGAATAATGTACAACGCTGGAAGGGCAATACGGGTTAGGTTCTGCAAGACAAAGAAACATAAGGGATAGAACGAAATCTATAATGGGAAGATATGCTGAGAAAATAGATAGCTATTTCTCAAAAAGAGGAGTTGATGTCTATGGAAACAAGCCAATTTCTCGCCGTGTATATATGGGTAACAATAACGGTTAAAATTATGATTGGCGATTTTATACTTTGGATAAGGAATGTTCTAAAGCAAAACCTGTTTTGTGTTCATCATTATGTTTGGAAAGGTAGTGTGATGTTCTCTGAGTTCAGGTATGAACAATGTGAGAAATGTGGAAAATTAAAGAAGTAATATGAGCAATAGTGAATCTCAAAATAGAAAAGGTAAAGGAGGAAGAAAGCCAAAGTTTGATTATACAAGCGAGGACTTTCTTTCTCTCGTGGAATCGTATGCCAAAAAGGGATTCACTGATAAGGAAATTGCCTATGCCATTGGGATTTTACCACAAACTTTCTGCGAAAAGAAAAGTGAGTACACCGAAATATCCGAAGTCTTAGCGCGTGGGCGCGCGACAATCAATGCCACTGTAAGGGCTAAATTCCTTGCAATGGCTCTCGGTGGCATAAAAACCAAAAGCACCGTGGTAAGAAAGCTCCGTGATTCAGAAGGGAATTTGACGGGCGAAGATGAATTACAAGTAAGCGAAAGCGAGTTGGCTCCTAATTTGCAAGCAATGTCCGTTTGGCTGTACCACCATGATGAAGATTGGAGAAAGATTGAGCGCAAACAAGATGAAGACGCTGATATTCCAACAGATATAGAGCATGGCATCAACATTGATTCTTGGATTAAAGACAAGCTGAAATGATAGTACCTCAAGAAATTTACCATCCATT